ACATTGCTCATAGGAGTCATCCGTGTAAATACAATTGATTTACCGACATTTTTCCCATGAGTGGACTTTTGTGCCCCTTCAGCATAGACTAACTGCTTCAGCGCCCTTGCTAGGAAAACTTTTTCATAGTAGGTCTGCATCTGAATAGATAGTCCACCGGTCGTCCTGTTTAATGCTTCTGCCATATATATTCACCTCACTTTCTAACCAAACAAACAACGTACGTATGTACGCATGGCTAATCTTCTTGTGTTACCCATCAACGATGGACAACGCCAAGTTGCTGCTCCATTTCTTCGATGGAAAGTTCAGAAAAAGGCTTCTCTTGTTCCTGAACCTGAGTGGGCCTCATAGCCTGTTGTGAAACCTGTTTGGTTATGGTTTCTGTTTGGCCCGCCTCTTGTTTTTCTAAAGACCGCCTGTATGGCTTCATCATGCCATCGACAAATTTCTTCACAGAAGCTGTCGGATTGCTTTGAATTACAGCCAATGTTGCCTGAGAAACCGACTCAGATAATTCTGAGTCGAAGCTCTCGGAGTCGGGGTCCAGCTCGGGATATGCAGTTGTGGCCTCCAGGGCCTCCTGTTGCACTCGGTGTACATTTTCTTGTTGACCAAGCCGTATCTGAACGAGTACATCTTGTCGGCGCATAAGTTCCTCTGCTGAAATACTCCCTTGTTCATCGGGCTGAACTTGTGGTATCTCAGTAATAGGTTCAGGTCGGTAAGACGTGAACTTCCTTACTTGGTCCGCCAGCGACTCAGCCTTTTGTTCCGCAGCTTTCTTCTCAGCAACCAATTCCCTTATTCGGGATTTGGCAGTCTTGCGACCTTCTTCCTCAGTAGGTGCCTCAGCTTCCTCCTCCCCCGTCGGTTCAGGTTCAGCTTCTTCCTCTTCGGTTTCTGCCGGTAATTCCTCCTCAGCGGTATCGAGTGTTTCAACAACCTCATCGGCCGTATCAACGAATACCTCTTCGGATTCTTCGGAAGTCGGCGTTTCTTCCTCGATTTTACTTTCGTCAGCTTTTAACGCCTCATCTTTCTTAGTTTCTTTCTTTTTCATTTTTTCTCACCCTCTTTCGGTAAGAAACACTTGCACGATATGTCGGCAAGAGCTTACACAAGCCTAAAGGGCTTGGGGGCACACACACTGCTTTTTGTGTGCACCGCCAAACTATCTAAGCCATACCAACTTCTTTTCTCAGCTTAATAATCGGTTGGCCATCTTTCTCACCGACCATAATTTTTTCCGCCCCAATATACGTCGCATGAGTAAGTTCACAACTTCTACAAACCAAGTAGTAACCTTCCTGCCGATAATGGTGATTTCCTTTCGGAAGGAAAATAAAATCCGGTTTGTCAAAGTTAAGCTCTTCATTAAACTCTTCTTTAATTGCTTCTTCCGCTTCGCCATTACTTTTCTTCAACCCTTCTTGCTGCATCGGCTTTATCAATAAAACTATTAAGTACGAATTTAGTCAGCCATTGAACCATTGTCCTTACGCCTATTTCTCTCGCACTTAAACCTTTTTGCATTGCCTCAGCCACAAAGTTGTCTAAATACTCATCAAGTCTGCCTTTATACTCTTTTAATAGTTCCCACCCCTTAAAATGCGTTATGTAGGCCAAGGCTTGCTGGTTCTCATCCAACTCCTTAACCTCTTCTTCTTCAAACTTGGTTGTAAAGTCCTTATAGAAACTTGGTCTAAGTGCTTGTTTGTCCAATTGGCCCTCCTTGCATCGGATTTACTGGCATCGGATTTTCCTGTGGAGCCCCTTGCGGCATTCCTTGGGACACTCCTTGAGGTATTCCGTTTGCTTCTTGAGGTTGAGGCGGCACGCCATTGATGTTTCCCTGCATAAGTCCTTGAACTACCTGCATAAACTTTTGTCTATCCTGCGTCATTTTGCCTTCAAAATCGTCTTTCGTGTCTACAATTATCTTGTCCCAATCCTGAGTTCCGGCGTTATTAACAATTCTTGTAACGAGTTCGCCGAACATCACCTTTTTGTTTTCCTTTTCCATCGCTTTAATAAGAGGAGAGGTTACTTCACCCGTTTGGGGATGCATTTGCAGGTCTTTGGTAAGTATCGCAAATAAGTTTATTAGGCTATCCTGTTGTTTAGCTTGGTCTGCTGCGAAGGTAGAACCAGGCACTATCTCATAATCCCAAACAACCGAACCGAATTTACCTTTAGGAATTGTCAGTTTGCCAGTTTTTTCGTCAAACATCTTTTCAACCTCGGGATAGCTTTTCTTTAAATTGTCTATTTCGTCGCCGAACATTCTCACCGCAACGCTTCCCGTCATCTTTTTACTTACTAAATTTATAAACTTCTTCATTACCGAGGTGATAAATCTCTCTTGGTAAAACCTGTCCACCGTATCCCTGGCGTTTTGCCTTACAGCTTGCATTTCCAAGGCTTGGGGGGTTTTGCCGAAGCCGGGGTCAGTTTCTGCCGTTGTCGTGGTGTCGGTTGTGCCGAACATACTAAGAAGCGAGGCGTTCATAGCTCCATAAACTTGGTTAAAAGTGGCTATGCCTTGAGGGGAGAGGTTAAGCGATTGTGCCCCGTTTACCGCCCCGCCATTCTTCATTAACCACTTGGCAGCAGCCGCCCACTTAATTGAACTCATGTCGCTTACTTTGTCCTCGTCTATCAAAACTGGGGGGAAGATGGAAACTTTTACCGCATCCATGTATAACCCCCAAAGAGAGTTAATGCTGTATTGCATAGGCTTGCCCCTCTCAAAGTCGCCCATGCCCATAAAATCATCTAATAAAGGAATTGAATATTTGCACTTAACAGGCAAGTCGCCGTCATCGTGGGGGTTTTTCAGGTCCCTAAACTCAAGTTTGCTATCAACTTGATAATCAACCCACCTGTCTCTTTCATACATACTCAAAACCTCAAAAAACCCGCTTTTCTTAGCCGCAACTTCATCAGGGTATTCATTTACCTCTCTGGAGGACTTTTGGCTACTATCCCTTCCCTCCTTGCTTCCCGACCTTTCTTCCAAAGCTTCCAATATCTTAGGTATATTTTTATAGCCTCTTTCACCAACAAGGTTCTCAAAGTAACTTTTAGGCTTCCAGCTTCTTATAATTACATAATCGCTATCTTCCAAACTAACCGCACCGACTTGAGGAAATACGTTCCTGATAGGTATAAGCCACATATCGGGACCTATGTAGCCGTTTTTCTTGACGTCCCAATCAACCAAAGTAAAGAAGTTGCCGTAGATATTCGAGTAGAGATTAACCATCCTATTTTTGGTGAGGAAGTCGAACTGGGCGTTGGCGTTGGGAACGATATATTTATCAAGTATTAAGTTCGCAAGTTGCTCACCACCCCTGTCATTTTTGCTTATTCCTCTTACTTTACCTGTCGGAAGTTGCGCCATAACCCGGGCCGAGCGATCAAGTGCTATGGTAGGAAGTTTAGGGTCAAACATCTGGCTTTTGGTTTTACCTGAGATATCATCAGACAAATAGCCGTGAAGAATATTCTCGTATTCCGTCCACAAGTTTCTTTTGGTACGAAGGTAATCGTCTGCCTTTTGGCGTCTGTCAAGAATAGTGTCAGAGAGTTTAGTCATAAAAAAAGACCCCCTTTCGGGAGTCCACAATACGTATGTTGTAAGACTTGCGCTTAAATATTACTCTTGTCTTAGGTTTTTGTCAATTTTATATCTTATTCTTTTACTTTTAACTATGTTAATTGTTTGAACTATCGGCAGTCCTTCGCCCACTTGCACGTTGATAGTCATAGTTCCATATTCCATCTTTTGTGCCTCACGCTCAACTATAGCGAAGAAGGCGGTTATTCTTTGCTCAACTAGCTGATTGTCCATAATTCATACTTTCAAGCTGAACATAATCCACTATCTTTTTTCCGTCTATTCTCACTATAAAAGTAAATATTCCTTTTTTTTGCACAAACATATCTCTGGCTATATCCATGTAGGCTTTGGCGTTATGCTCTGATATCTTTTCGTTTATACCCGCCATGTTTTGTCTAAATACTCATCTCTAAACTTGTCCATGCTTTCAAAAAATGAAGGCCGCTTCTCTCCGCCTCTACTTATATGAACCATTACAATAGGAACCGTTAAGAGTTTGTAGCCTTTCTTGATATATTCTAAGCTAATTATGTGGTCGTAGAAGTCCCAAGAACCGTAATCCTTTTTGGGTATACCTACATCTTCTAAAGCCTTCTTGGTAGTAATTAAACACACTCCATCTAAAACCACTACTTCACCGAATGGGCCAAAGACGCTCAACTCATTACCTTTATCGCCGGTATGGAATATCTGGCCTGAGAGTATGTGTCCGAACAATCTTTCCTGAGAAAACCACCAAGGTTGGTCTTTATGTATAACAGTAGTCCCCGCAACACCTATCATTCCTACATCATCTTTTAAGTATTTATCCAGTTTAGGAATTGCTATGTATTCGGTATCCTGATGGGTTAAAACAATGTATTCTCCTTTAGCTTTAGGCACAGCCTGCCTCCAGGCGTCAAAGAATGAAGTGGCGCCTTCTATCGGAATTAACTCAAAGGGCTGTCCTAGTGCCTTTAGCGAAGCCTCAAGTTTCTTTAGTTGCTTTCTGTTGTTCACCGGGACTATAAATGAAATCATATTGTATTTCCGTAACCAGACCTTGTATAAGGTGTTGCCTTTGTAATTAACCCTATACCAGTAGTATTAAAATTCTGGGCTATTTCAATATAATCATAATTCCTTTTGACCTCTTTCCAGAAAGAGGGAACATCATCTACGTCTGTGTGATAAATAACGTCGTGGAACATTATTATTCCCCTATCTCTTACCATTGGAGAATAAAGTTCAAAGTCTCTCTTTACACCCTCGTAAGCGTGGTCCCCATCTATGAATAAAAAGTCTATTTTTCTACCTTTTAGTAATGAAGTAGCTCTACCAACCGTCTCGGCATCTTTTGAATTGCCAAGTAAGAACTCAACACCTTCCATTCCGGGTATTCTTTGCATGATGTCAATCGTAATTAAAATATCCGGAGTAAAAGTATCTCTCCATAAACAAGCAGAACCACCTAAATAAGTACCTATATCGACTATCACTTTAGGATTAATAGTGTTAATTATCGGTAAGGCTATTTCTAAATCTTCTTTTTGTATTTCTGGTTTCATATTGTTATTAAAGGTTGGGACTCGTCAACTATATGGCCACCGCCTAACCTTGGTCTAAAACTTTCAAGTGCATAGCGCACTGCATCCATAGAGTGAGAAAAAAGATGCTCCGGTTCATTTATTATTTTACCATCCCGGTCAGTTTGCCATAGATAGTTACGATATTCTTTTAAAAGATTAAGGCTTCTTTTGGTAACACTTATCTTTTGGTCCTGAACATATTGAATCCCCTGCAAAACACTACCCTGGCCCTTTTGAGAAGGAAGAATATTTACTCCATAGCTTGCAATTTCATCTATACTTTTGGGTTCGGCACTATCCGCAATTACTATCGCCTTAGAAGAATTTAATAGAACATCCGCAATCTCTCTGTTGCTTAACCCTTTACGGAAAATAACCTCATCTAAAACGTAACCTCCGTTATAGTAATAAACCGCCACTGCAACAGTTGGGTGATTAGTATAACCAAAGTCCATCCCATATCTTTCAAGCCTTGCTTCATGGGGAATTCCATCTATTTGTTCCCAACCGATGTATATTCTTCCTTCTGCCTCACCTAATTGTCCCTCACCATATACTTTCCACCAGTTTTTATTTCCTTTTCTAACCTCAAGTGCCTGAACCATCAACGGGTCCAATGCCTCATTATCCTTATAAGTTAAGGTTATGAAGTCCACATCTTGCTTACCTAAAATCTCTTCATACCACCAAAACTCGCTAACAGGATTCCAATCCAACCAAACCACTCTTTTGGTTCTTACCTCAAGTTGTGTATAAGTTTCATAACTTATATTGTTTGCCTCATTGATAAAAATTACATCACGCCTTGGTCCCCTAACTTTACCTGGCTGGTCGGCACTGAAAAACTCAATTATACTTCCTGTTTCATAAGTATAAATAAAGTCTGTTTTATTCCATCTGGTATCCTGAAAATACTTATGTTCTTGCATTATCGAAAGAAAATCTCTTATAGCTCCTCTTTTAAGATGTGGGAAGGTTTCAGAAACAACACTTAATGTCTGGTTCCCATTACTTTGAGCATAGTCTATCAACCAAAGAAGAATGGAGACAGTCTTAGAAGCAGATGTGCCCCCAGCAACTCCCCTGATACGCTTGGAGAGTTTAAGTAACTTCTCAGTTGCTCTGGTCCTGATATACATTGGCTTTGCTGGAGTCTCCTCCTAGTATAGCAATTACTTTTTCCCCTGAAACACTTATGTTTGTAGCGTTATCTTTTAGTCTTCCTTTAAGTTTAAAAAGTGTTTCCCAATATCTGTGTCTTGCGTTGTAGTCTGGAATCATTTCACCGGTTATTGTGGATTTCTTTGCCAACATTCCTTCGGCCCCAGCATTAAGAAGTGCCACATCTGTCAAGCCCATTTCCTCCATTAAAGTTGGAAAACTAAGTTTTGCGAGGTTTTCCGAACCTATGGCATTGGCACTTTCTCTATCCTTACAATCATAAACCCTCATGGCTGCTTCTGTGGCATTTCCGGTTTTAATGTATTCTTTAATCCACTTTCTTTGTTTTAATGTGAGGTCTAATTTATCTATTGAAGTTTTGGGCATGCACTCATTATACCACTTTCCCTTTTTGCATTTCTATTTGCCATACTTCTTCTTTATCGCACTTTTTACACTTCCGGGTAAAAGGATTTAAGTTTATTACTATCCAATCATGGTCTTTATCCTTTTTACAATCAGTGTTTGAATTTGTTTCCATTTCTTTTGTGTTTCTCGCAAATCTTTATTTTTATCCAACTATTTGAGTGTTTTCTTCTTTCATACATACACCCGCAGGGGTAGGGCATAAAGTCAGGTATTTTCTTCACAATACCTCCTCCCAATCTTTTATTTCTTTAAGAGTTGTTTTGGTGCCGGAGTAACCTTTCTTTTCTATTGCCTCCTCTACTTTTTCCTTTAATTCTTCCATTCTTACATTTATCAATCCTCTTAAGATATCTTTCTCGGCTTGGGGTAACTTCTTGCCTTTAAGCCAGCGTTTGAGTGATTGGAGGGATTCAATTTCTTGGTTCATCTTAGTTGGCTTATAAAAATCCTTTAATTTAACTTTAGTAGTAAAACTTGTCATTTTTGTTATGTAAAATTTCCCTTTCTCAAAACCCAATGAGTCCTACCAATAGTAAATCCTATTTCATCTCCCAACTTAGCTCTTTTCATCAAATCTTTAACTATCCGCCAAGTCCAACCATCTTTATTTTTAATCCTTTTGGGCGGGTTTCCTATATTTTGTGCATCAGTCATATTTATCACCTCGATTTATATTGTTTATTTGGTTTTCTTTCCATCTCTTTTATTATTTTTCATTTTGATTTCAGAGAGCGTAAAATATGTTCTTGTAAATTTAATGCTCCTTCACAATTATCAGCACACATACCACCAGCAGGATATTTCTCTATTTGTTTAGATATTTTCTCCCTTACCTCTTTCTCTCTCTCTTTTAAGAGTTGGGAGATGATGGTGTCAATTAACTCAAACAATTCCTCAAATTGAGCTTCGGACAAATCATAGCCGCTTGTGCCATCTTCTGAATGGTAGGTGCAAATGTTTCTTATCTTTTGGTGTAACCTGTCTTTGGTCATTTTCTTAGAGGTAGGCATTATTAAATCCTCTAACTAAATCTATCAATCCAAATCCAAACTATTTTTTCAATCCGTTCCCATATATTTTTTGGCTTGCAATAGCTTTCGTGGGTAAGGCAATAACTACATCTACAACAATCCCAATAGCACCATTTGTGATGTCTTAAAGTCCAATGTATCTTCTTTTTAGAGGTAGGCATGTTAGGGTTGGTTAATTAAGTAATCTTTTACGTCTTTTAACCTTTGTTGGCAAATAGGATTGCACTGTGAGCAACAATAAGAACAATGATAAGCCCCTACTTCTGGCTTTTTGTGCCATGCACATTGGTCAATTTCTTCGTTATTGCTCACTGTTACTTCACTTATACATATTTTTGTTATTATTTTCTTCATCTTCTCTCATCCTTTAAGACAATTATCATTTCAGCCTCAAATTTCCTAAAGTTATTTATCATTTCGTATTTTTAACATATATCATTTTTCTCTCCTTTAGCCTAAGTAAGTTATGCTTTTTTGGTTCTTTCAAAATGCTCAGGTGGTGGGGGCAAGATTATGATTAGGTTTTTAAACTGGGTTAAACTCTCACCATCTAGTATGAGAGAACCACCTCGGCCTCTTATCCTTGCGTCAAAGAGCCAGACTGGGCCTAGAATTATCCACCCCACCCCTCAGTATTCTAAAGTTATTCTCTTTCAAAGGGCTACTCAATCTCCTCCAGTATCTTAACTCTGTATTTCTTGCCCTCTTTAATCATTGTAACCTCTTGGGTTTTGTCGTCTTCCTCGGCTTCTTCTTTAATAAACTCAATCTCTTTATCTAGGCAGAAGTGTTTGCAATTATTTCTTTCCCCCTTAACACTTTTACATTTGAAACCTTGGCAAGCGAAACATACCGCAAAATAAGAGATATCCGTAGCGTCAATGTTCCCGGCGTTAATGTTCCTCTTACCCCCCTTAGAATAAATGTTAAGACAAATAAGGTTTGCGTCTATGTAAAAAGCCGTCAAAATCTATTTCAATGTTATCATCAACCTTTAACACTCCATTCTTTATGTATTTTTCAGCGTCTTTATTGGATTTCAAGGTAATCATAATTTTTCACCTTCTTTCTTAAATTTAACTATTCCTTCCTTCTCTAAGTAGTCTAGGACTGTATATATGGCGTTCAATTTAATAAGATTCTTATAGGCAGTTTCCTCTTTGTCCATCGACTTGTAAATTTCTTCAACTAGGCTTTGTCTATTAAGTTTCATATTTCTTTACTCCTACAATTTTTGATGCCACAATCATACCTCTTGCGGTGGGTGTGATAATTACTGGTAGCTTTTGATTGTAAAGAATAGCACTTACACAATTACAGACCCACTCGACCTCTAATTCAAAACCTCTAGCTTCCCAATACTTATCGGTTTCCTTTTTAATTGGGTTTGCTTTTCGTGCAAACAACCCAAAGACATTCTTTCTTGCTTGGTCTAATAATTCTTGAAGCTGTAAGGGATTTTTTCCCAAACAAGCCTCAAAGCCAGCAATTGAGCCTTTAAGGAGAGCTTTTTCGTCTTTCCGTTTATAACCTCTTTTGGCCGCTTCTATTCCTTGCTCTATAATTTGTTTTATAAATTCTTCTAGGCTCATTTGTCTATTTAAGTGTTTCATATTCTTCTAAGGTTTAGTTGTTAAATCTTTATTTTCTTTGACAAGATTTATCCAATCTTCCAATAACATTGTGCATAAGATGGGCCGATTATTACTTGTAAATATAAGCACCGGCGGTTTGTAAGGTTTTCTTTGGCTCTCGGCTTGCTCCCACCAATCCCAAACTTTTTTAATTCCTTCTTGGTTCTTACACTCTAAGCCGAAATTTAGACTTGTATAGATATCGCTTTTCCAAGCCCATTGTGCGCCGGATTGAAAACTTCTTTTGGCTTGTTTGTCTAAACCGCTTCTTCTTAGCTCTTGGGCTATCCTTCTTTCAAGCCTTGCACCTTTTTGTCTTTTTCCTGATGCCTTCATTTTTGCTTTCTTTGAATATTAAACCCAAAAAGGAAAAAGTTAATTCCCCACCCATAAGTTTTGGTGCAACCACACTTACAAGGCTTAAAGCGAAAAAATCCAAAGGCTCGTTGTTTATCCCAATCAAAAGGACTAATAAAATAAAAGTTCATTTCCTTTTTCTCCAAAACCTTTGCAAATAGCTTATTATTCCCCTTTGAAGTTGGAATACTTTGTTTTTTGGAATAAAGAGAGTATGGGGAGAACCTTTGTCATTCTCGAAATAAATATATATCCACAAACCTTTAAAATCAGTATATTCATCTGCATACATCTCGACACTCTGAGTCTTTTTGATTTGCAAGAGTTCGCTCGTTATTTTTTTCATTTTAAGTCCCCGCTAATAGGAGCTTTTAACTCCCATTAGCCGTTACTTAAATTTCGTCTAAATCTTTAGCTGTTATTTCTACTTTGAAGGGGTCGCCTCCTTCAAAAAGTTTTTCCGGCTTAATGTCTGCTTGTTTATAAGCCTCAAGTATCAATTTATCTAGCTTTTCCTTCGGTGCAGGGGTAACAGAGTAAGTTGTTTCAAGCCCTTCTCCCTCTTTTTCAATTAAAATGTCATAGCCGTCAGTTCCGGTTGGATCCCCCCATGATTTACTCCTATTAAGTGCATTTATTGCTTTTTTAATTGTTGATTGGGTAAGCTCAAGTATTTGCAGTTTTGGCTTGGGTTTTGCGTTCCTATTCCAAACCACAAAAGCCATAAAGTGTTTTGCCACTTTTGGTTCTCCGGTGTTTTTATCAATGTCTGCCTTTTCTTGCATCTCAAGAGGCACACCTTCCCCTTCTTTAAACCTTATGGGTTTGTTATCAATCCAAAGCTCCCAACCTAGTATCGCGTCACACATTATCCTAAACTGGTTTTCACCTTGCTGAAGCCTCGTGTAATTTCCATCTATTTCAGGAACTTTATAATTTTCAGGTAAGAATGTCATTGTTTATTCACCTCCACTCTTAATCTTAATCGCTGTCTCTAATCCTTCAATCTTCCCGGCTAAAAAGGCTCGTTTAAAGCAATTTTTAAGGTAGTTAGAGCTTTCTTTGTTAAGTTTGCACAGACTATATTCCTTAAATTCTTTTAATAAAGCTGTGAATAGTTTATTCATATTTAGTTTGTTAAAAGCCTCTAATGCTTTACTCATATTTATTCTAAAAACTTCAAATAAGCCCCATTTTTAGCAGTAACCCAAGGATTGAACGAACCTTTGTCATTACCAAGTATCCTATCTCCGTTGTCCCAGATTTCGTGAGCGGCATCTATATTACCCTTACAATCGGCGAGTTGAGCCAGAGAGTAATTTTTAAGCCAAAGGCTATTCACTTGAAACAAACCTAAATCCACCGAGCCTTCGTTAATTCCTATGGCGTTGCAATTCATGTGGCTTTCGGCCATCGCAATACTCAAGGCAATTTTATAATTCTCAATTTTAAACTTCTCGTAAATGTATTTTTCGTTGTCGGTTTCCAAATCCTCCGGCGCTGGTATGGTTTCCATAATCTTTATTATCTCTTGAGTGGCCACCTCTCGCTCTCTTATTTCTACCGGCTTTTTAAGCTCTAAGTTGATTACTTTGTTGAATATAAGCTCGTGAGCACCAAACCAAGCGTTAACGGCCTTTAAAATAGCGTTGGTAGCCCCTAGCGCTATAATTACAAGCCCTATGGTAACCAGTAAGTATAATTTCCAGTTAAAGTGTTTCTTTAGGTTTATTTTTTTCATAACTTTACTTTTTATCAGGAAATATGGTTTCTCCATTCCAAGGACAATTAGGACATTCCTTTTTATGTAGAGCTATTATCTTGGGATTTTTGAGTGCCCTTCCGTAAGCCTTCCGTGCCTTGTCTTAAGCCTTCCGTGCCTTGTCGTAAGCCTTCCGTGCCTTGTCGTAAGCCTTCCGTGCCTTGATTACTTCCATTGGTAATTTTCCCTTTACTGGTTTAAGAAGTTTAAGGCGAAGTTTGATTTCGTCTTCAGATTTCTCCTTTTTGATATAGGCTATCCTGACCTTTAAGGGTTCAGTCAAGGATTCAATGAGAGTGTCGTGGTGGATATGCCAAAACAATTTTATTTGTTTCATAAGCCTTTATTCTTTTGTTAATAGTGTAGGAACGCCTTTGTCTTCGTAGTCAATAGTGTAGTCCTCCTCAAACTCAGGCTTTCTTAAACCATCTTCAGCTTTGTTGTAAAACACACTATTAACTTCAGTATTTACCAGCTTAATTACTTCTTTTAAAGAGTGTTCGCCTTTAGAGAGTTTTAGAAAGTTTTTGAATGTTTTGTTTTTAGACATGTTATTTTCTTAAAAAAGTTGGAATATCAGTTTTATAAATGTAAATTCTTCCTCTTGGAGTGTCAGGAAACCTTTTAAAGTTAAGAGTGCCATTTTTTATATAGCGCCTTATTGTCCTTATAGTTACATTTAGAAGTTTGGCCGCTTCTTTGGTGCTTACAAATTCTTCTTGCATTACTAATAAGTTACACCTAGTGTCACCTAATGTCAAGGGGATGTTTAGCCTTATTTCTTAATCCTCCCGCTTTTTATATCCCTACACCTATCGCTACAAAACTTCTTCCTTCTTGCCATAAAAGGCAGGAGTTTGTCACATACAATACACCTTTTATTTATTGTTTTTTTTAACTTATTAAAGTGGGCTTCCCCAAAACCATAGTCGGTGTAGTGTTTCATAAGTTAAAAATCTTTTTAGCATCTTCAGGTGTAGCTTCTTGGCTTTCCTTTAATTCCGGGTAAGCTTCTTCTAATAAGTCGCAAAACCTTAAAACGCTTCGCTTATTAAATCTTTGTCGGCTTTGGAAGAAAATTGCCTAAAAAAAGAGATTGCTTTGGTTAATCTTGTTTTATTATTCATTGTCTTAATTGTAACCCTAAGCTAGATAGCGAACGCCCCTTAATAGGAGTTAAGGTTAGGCTATTTTATTCGGCTAGTTAGTTGATTTTTAAGTCCTACTTTCCACCTTACGTGTCGGCGGGTATCGGTTTTACACTTCGTAGCGTCGGTTCAACTATAAACCTTTGCAACCCTTTAGCTGAGTAGCGTCGCCCCTGCTTCGTCATCGGTTTCAAGGCTTTCCGTTGCCGTCGGTGTGACAGGATGCCTCTAGGTCACCGCCACAAATGGGACACTTGTGGATTTCCTTTCTTTCTTTTGGTTCTGATAAATACTTGGTAATGAGTTTGTTCCAAGAGATATTCTTACCTTCGGGGAGGTTATTTAAGTCGGGGTAAGTGTCATAACATTTAAGCGAATACCAAAGAAGTCTTTCGGAAATTCCAACATCTCCTGCAAGGTCTTGCAGTAAATTGGTTACTTCGCCACCAGAAAATTCTCTTATAAGTTTTCCGATTGTCCAATGGCCTTTAATAAGTTCTTGGCGGGAGTTAAAAACCGACTCGGTTATCGTAGATTTTATCTCATCAACTAGAAGATTGTATTCTTCGTTGCTTTTTTGTGGTAAAATTATTCGGGATTGCATAATTCTACAGTAATGCCGTCAAAGGCTTTTGTCAATGGCGGCATTCTGTTTTATACGATATAAGCCCCTTACTTTATAATTTTCAACAATTCCTTGAAACTTAAGTGTTGATATTGTATTACATGCGGTTACTGTCCCAGAGTAACCATATTTTTTAGCAAATTCGTTTAGGGTAAAGGGTTCTTTAAAATCTCTTTTAATATTTTCTACGTTTCCATATTTTCTTTTCATTGGATTATTTGGTGAACCCCACCCGTATTTCCTAGCAATATCTTTACCTTGACATGTTTTTCCGCAATAATATTTGTTTCTATGCGACCTTGATGTTGGATTTATAAAACCAAGTCCGCACTCCCTACATATACTTAAAGTATTATATTTATAGAAATGAAACTTTTCTGCACATCTCTCCCTACAAAATTTACTATTGTAGTATTTCTTAAGGAATAACTTACCACAATATAAACAATGAATAGTTCTTTCCTTTTTTGATACTTCATGGGGCATGGTATAACCATTTTGTTTAGCAACCTGCCTTACTCTTTCCCTAGTAACACCCAACTCATTTCCAATTATTGTTAGTATTCCACCTCGAATTTCCTTACCAGGGATGTCTTCTTTCAATCTTTCTATTATTCTAATTTTTTTCATACCATGTCTTATGGCGTGGCACTTTGGACATAAAGTTACAAGGTTGTTAGGAATGTTATTTTTGGGGTTTTTATCAATATGGTGGACAAGAAGTTTCGTCTCGCCATTATGGCAATCAACACATCTATATTTATCACGAATAATTGCGTCAATTCTCCAAGGTGAAGTTCTAATCCAAAAACTCCATTTATCGAGGTTAACCCAAGAAGGCTTGGGGTAAATTGCATAATTCATACTTATAGATAATAGTATAAATTGTTTTTTCCCTTTTGTCAAATAATCCTCTTGACAACTCTCTTAACTTATGTGCAAAATAGTTCTATCCCACCCTGTTAGCAAAAGCCATAGGCCTGCCCATACTCGGTGGGTTTACGGGGCGCAAGGGTAACGACAACTGCTTCCACGCAATACATCATGGTAAAGTCTTCTCCTTGCGCCTTTTTTATTGAAGTAGGCTTATTGTAGTGCGTTTTAAGAGGTCTATCTTTGCGAAGTGGCCTTCTCTAGCTCCTCAACCGCCCTATCTATCGGCATAGCCTCAAAAAAGTGCTTGTCAGCGTCAAACCTAACCGCCAATCCCATCTCCTGCCCTCGTCTGGCAATTCCGTGTATTCTTGCGTATCTGTCTTGTGTTTTGCCTGTCCCCGGCCGACAATATAAAACCTCTCTGTTGTTAATCATTTCCTTCATGTGTCCCCAAATATGCTCATGTCCAACTACAAAAACATCCGCATCAGGGTATTCTTTTTCCCTTAGGCGGACACAACAATTATGAATGTTAATTTTTGATTTCCCCCAATATGTGTGGCTAAGTGCTACTTTATAACTTTGTTCCCCCACGTTTAAGTGTAAAAGCCCCATGCCTGGGAAGATTGGCCCCTTAACTTGGCGGTAGAATAAATCTTCGGGCCTTACTCCCGTATGGTAAAACATCCATTCTGGGTGATTTCCAATTACTACCGCCGCATATTTTTCCCCCAACTCTCTGGCAATATCCTGTAAAGTAAAAGCCTGTGCATAGGGGGGTATGGCTTGCTCAAACTGTAACCCTCCCCAAATTCCGTTATCGAATGTATCCCCGTTATCTATAATACAAGTATTGGGAAGCTTTAGGCTTAAATCTAAAACTTTTTGTATAAGGGTGTGGTCGCTAGTAAGAGAGCCTATGTGGGCATCCGAGAAAAGAAACGCTAGGCCATAGCGAATGTCTGGCCGTTCCAAATTAAGATTATAAGTTCCTTCCTCTTGGGCAATTTCCATTCCCTGAAGATGCTCCTGAAGTTCTGTGATTTTTCCAAAGGTTTGTCTCCAATCCACCCTTATTTCCTTTTTATCGGGAAAGGCTATAATGTTTTCCTCTGGTGTAGGAGGAAGCCAAGGTTTCTCAACCTCCATTTCGGTTCCTTTATCATCAATTACAATTCTCCCCATTCCATATCTTTCTCTCATAGCATCAATTTCCTTCCTCGTAAACGTCTGATATGGGCAGTCAGACACATTATTTTAGGCAATTTCAAACCCCTTCTATATTTGCCTAAAGCCCAGTTCAAGGTCAGCCTTGACTATTTAAGGGGTTCTGGGCCACAAAACCA